AGCTCAAGCGGGTCGAATGCAAGCAGCCGGAAAGAATGGGCTCAAATATTACGAAACCGCAAGTCGTGTAAATTTAACATTACAAGTATTAAAAGGAACATTAAAAACAACTGCAACTGGATTTAAAAACGTTGCTCTTGAAACTCGTAGGGCTGCGACCTCTGCTTCAAAATCTAGCAAAGCGAGTAAAGATGCAGCTTCTGGAATTAATGCATTAAACCAAGCAATAAAAGGTCTTGTGGTAGCGGAAAAACAATTATCTACTGTTACAGGTTCAGCCACAAGTCAATTAAAAAGGATGGGTATTACCAGTAAAACTACCGCTGCTGAAATAAAGGCTATGAACCTTTCTGCTCTTGATAACGCAAGGGCACTCAGGCACACCAGAACCAGAATGGATGAACTCCAGAAAACGATGGATGGGGGAGGGAGAGCATCTAAAAGCGCCAATCGAGAATTCCAAAGACTACAACAACGTATGCCCATGTTGGAACACGAAGCCAACAAGGGCGTTAAGGCATTTGGCGATTATCGTAGGGCTATGGATCGATGGGGTGCTGGTTTTAAATTCATGATGCTATCTCAAGCGGCATGGATTGCTTCTGGTGCTGTTTTGTTCGGGACTCTCAGTGCAATAACTAATGCTATAAAAGACTTTATAGATTTCCATCAAGATTTAAGAGATGCAGCTGCTATCGTTCAAGCAACCACAACCGGTTATGAGAAGATGGAAAAAGCTGCTGTAAAAGCATTTTTAAATTCAACGCTTTCCTTGAAAGAAACCACACAAGCCTTAAAGATCTTAGGCCAAACAGGACTGGAAGCCTCAGAATCTGCAATCGTTCTTGAAACTGCCTATAAAATAGTAACCGCTACTGGTGGAGATATGACAACGGTGGTTAAGTTTTTAACCACATCGATGGCGGTATGGAGGATAGAAGCTAATGATGCAGCAAAGGTTGGAAATGTTTTAGGTGCTGCATTAAACTTTTCCAAATTGGAAGTTGAGGATTTAGGCACTGCTTTTAACTTTGTCGCAAGTATGGCAAAGGTGGCCGGTTTGTCTGTTGTTGACTTGTCAGCAATTATGGCGGTAATGAGCAATGCTGGTGTTAGGGCATCCACGATGGCAACAGGGTTGAGAGGTGTCTTTTCTAAGCTTATAGCTGATACACCCAAATTCAGAAAAGAACTTGCAAATGTTGGCTTGACAATTGATGATGTGAGTTTGATAACAAATGATTTTTTCACTGTTTTAAAAAGATTGCAAACAGCTGGTTTTGGTCTTGAGAATATATTTAAGGGATTGAGAAGGCGTGAAGCTGCAGCATTGGTTGTTCTTTTAGATCAAGGCACAGAGCGTCTAGGCCGTATGCGTGAGGCACTTAGTGAGACAAACGCTGTAGAGGTAATGTTTGAACGATCAATGCGTGGAATGAAGAACCAGATTATTCTTGCTGGTCATGCTATACAACAATACCTGATTGATCGGTTGGATTTTTTAAGGCCAGCGATTACAGGAACAGCCAAATTTATTCGTGAATTATTTGTAACTCTTGGAGATTTAAACAAGACACTCTTAATTCTTTCTGGAACATGGATTGCTTACAAGATTGTAATGGCTGGTGTTGCCGTTGCAACAAACGCTACAACAGCAGCCACGGTTAACCTGTTGGGTGTTATGGGCTTTTTTGCTAAACATCCAATATTTTGGGCTATAGCTGGATTGATTGTTGCTCACACAGCATACAAAAGGATTGTAAATGAGACCACGGACTCGTTAGATAAACAAAAAAACAGATTGAACAAAAGAGTTGATGATCTACGTAAATTACGAATATTAATGCTTGATTCAAATAAAACAGAGGAAGAAAAACTTAGGTTATTGAGGGGTTACGCAAAAGACTATCCTGAATATTTAGATTTACTTGAACAGCACAAGACTAGTACTGAAAACATTATCGATGTAACGGACAGATTAATCGATACCGATAAAAGGCATAGACGAGAAATAGATCTAAAAAAGCTTGCGATAATAGAAGCTGACATAGCAATGTTTGAAAGTCGCAAAAGGGCTAGGGAGGAACAACAAAGGACAGAAAGAGAGAGCGGTGGTCTTATTGGAAAAGGAATAGCATATTTTGCTGGTGTGGCGGTAAAAGATTATGAGGAAAAATTAGATAGCTTGCGATTCAAAGCAAGATTACTAAGAGATGAGCTTGGTTTGGTTGGGCCACGGGATATTGCAGGGCCAGGGCCAGGATTTGAAGAACCCACCAGGAAGCCAGCAAGGTTTGAATGGACAAAAGAGCTACAAAAAGAATTAGAAAGATTAAGAGAAGCTGCAAGATCAGATCGTGAAAAAGCTGAGGCAGAGCTTAATAAAGGCTTGGATGCGTTCAGGTTTGTCAAGGGTATGGAAAAAAAGGCGTGGGGCGATGCCTTGGAGGGACAAGTTCGTACACGAGCAGAATACAGCAAGAAAATAGCAGAGATGGAAGATAGAGAGCAAAAGGATAGAGACAGGATTAGCAAAAAAATAATTGACCGAATTGAGGGGGAACGCAAGAAAAAAAATAGTATTATAGGTCAAGAATTAAAAGATAGACTAAAAGCGATGAACAGCTTTGAAAAAGCAGTCGGAGCGTTGAGAAAGATTACTGCGACAGATAGGGGTAAGGCTTTAATAGAATACAAAGAAGAGGTTGATAAACTTGAAGAACTCGGAGCAAGGGCTAATAAATCCAGAGAAGAAATAGATAGTGCAATTCTCTTGGCTGAAAATAAAAAAAATCAAAAACTAAAAGAAATAAGAGATCGGGAACAGAACGAGAAAGATAAAATTTGGGATAAAGAATTCAAAAACATATTAAAAGCAGAAAAAAAACGAGAAGATGCACTTGACAAGGAAACAAATATATTAGTCAAAGCAGGAGAAAAACGAAAAAAAGAACTTGAAAGTACTGTAAAAACAGAACAAAACCTTCTGAAAGCACTGGATGGATTTAAAAGAAAATTAAAAGATGATGAAGGCAGATTAATAGAGGATGAATATGAACGAAAAAGATTCTTTTTAAATAAAGAAATTGAAGACCGGCAACGTATGTATAGCAAGATGCTTGCTGAGGCGATAAAGTTCTATGACGAATTAGAAAAACAGGAATTAACCAATACTTTGCTGAAGGGCAAAAAAGAGGAAGTTGCAAAATTTATAGAAGCAATCAAAGCCCTACAAGTCCAGCTTGACAAGTTATCTGCGGGGGAAAGGGGCAAATTAAAAACAGAAGAAACGGATAAAAAATTAGAGGAACAATACAAAAAATGGGAAGACATGACTCGTGATACTGCAGCAGCCATGCACGATTCTTTTTCAGACCTGTTTTTCGATGCCATGAAGGGCGAGTTGAAATCGCTTGAGGATTATTGGAAAGCGTTTGGGAACGCCGTAAAACGTCAGATTGCAGATTTAGCTGCATCTTGGACTACCAGTGGTCTTTTTGGAAAGAAGGGTGGTGGTACTGGTTTACTTGGAACCATTTTGGGTGCTGCTGGCAATATTTTGGGTGGTGGTTCAGCTACAGTAGTAACAGCAGCGGATGCAGCCGCAACCACATTTCATAGTGGTGGTATGAGTGGTGGTGGACCTGCGTTTCTAAGAGAAAAAGAATATATAATCAGGGATTCAAGTACAAGATCGCTTGGTGAGGATGGACTTAATTATGCTAACAAAACTGGCAAGTGGCCTTCAACTGGTGGCAATACAACCCACGTTCACAATTCCTACACTATCGTTGCTATGGATTCTGAAAGTATGGATCAGGCATTGAGGCGTGGTGGTGCAAAAGCTATTCAGGATATCAGTATCGGATCCTATATGTACGAAAAAGAACGAAATCCAAGATTTGGAAGGTAGGATGGAAATATTGAATAAGAAATGTTCTAAATGTGGTGAAATAGGAGGCAGAGATAATTGTGGTTTTTACGAAAGACCTGACATGAAGGGTGGAGATGGGCTCCGTAAGGAATGTAAACATTGTTTTTCAATAGCAGCAAAGATGCGGTATTGCAATGATACAGAAAAATATAGATGTAGGCTCAAGCTGTATTATGCTAAAAATGCCAACAAAATAACTGCTCGTATAAAAACTATGAGAAAAAAAGATCCTGAAAAATATCGTGAAATAGATAGGGAGAGATATCGTAAAGACCCAGAAAAATATAAAGCTCGTTCAACAAAATATAATCGTAAAAATTACGAAGAAGTTAGGGTTCGTGCGAAAAAACATTACGAAGATAATCGTGAAGAAATAAATCTTGAAAAAAGGATGGACAGAAAAATAAATCCAGAAAAACATTCAGCGTACTATAAGAAAAAATATGAGAAAGAGAAAAAAAACCCAAAAGCGATGTTGAACAGGAGGATACATAGCTTGGTATATAGTTCGTTGAATGGCAATAAGAACGGTAGGAAATGGAAGATATTGGTTGGGTATGGTATAGAAAAACTTGAAAAACGATTAAACAAAACAATGCCTGTTGGATATGGTTGGCAAAATTTTCTGAATGGTGAATTGCATATTGACCATATTATACCAATCAATGCTTTTAATTTTACAAAACCTGAGCATGAGGATTTTAAAAAATGTTGGGCCTTGAAAAATCTTCAATTGCTTCCAGCGATAGAAAATATTTCCAAGGGTTGTAAATTGGAAAAACCCTTTCAGCCATCGCTGCTACTATAGGAGAGAAAAATGGGAGCAACCTATTATCCTTTTATAATCCCAGACCTTTGCGAGAGAGTCGCCAACAGACCGACATCACGGAATTACATGGGCCAACAAGTGGCTGTTACTCGTAAACAATATGAAGTTTATCACACCATTAGATATTCTTATGGGCTTTTATCCTCAAGGCAATTTAGGATTTTAGAAGACCATTTCAGATTGATGGATGGTGGCAAAACATCTTTTTATGTTGTGGACTGGTCAGACCCAAGACCGATTTCTGCTATATCTGGGGATGATGTTACGGTAAACAACGTGCAAGGGTTTTCCACAAGCAGTGGAGATGGCGGTAATAGTATCATCCTTTGGCAAAACAGTGGTGATTATGGAGACAATTGCACTGTATCCGGAAACACGATTACAGATCCGAAAAAAGCGTGGACTGATGATGAGTGGGAAAGCCACCAGTTTATGGATTCGGTTGGAAATAGATACAATGCCAGCGACAACACATTAAAAACCTTAACTATTTCAACAGCATCAACTATAATGTCGGGTGCCTATGATGTTTACAGATACAATTCAAGGGCTATATCATCCATTAGCACTACGCTTAGGAAATTAACATTATCTGCATCACCGGGGATGACGTATGTAACCCCAGTGGAGAAATTTGTGTTGCCTGTTTATGAATGTTTTTATGCCCAAGATTCTTTGGGACTTAAAGCGACTGGCGATTTTAATTATGAACCGAACGATAATTATGGAGCTTTTTCTGCCGGATCCATAGATTTTATCCAAAAAGGAACAGGAACGTAAAGTAATATGTCGAGAACCATAAACGCATCTTTAAGATTCAGGGCTGTCCAGCTGCAGAATAGTGGAATATTATCGCTCTTTGAAGTGCAAGTGCAAGCGAGTCCGGCCACTTATGAATACTGGACGGATTATAATGCGTCTATTGATTATTATAAACCAGAAACCGATACGGCTCAAACGTATTATCCGTTTCCAATAAAAGCTGGTGACTTTGAAACCGATGATGGATCTAAGGTACCAGCTTTGCAAATCAAGATCGGGGCTGTTGATCAACAAATAGTATCGTATATAGAATCGAATGATGCACTTAGAAGAAACAGGGTCAAAAGGGTAACCGTATCAGCCGATGAAATAACGAACGCTTCGGCTTATGCCATTGACACCTTTTATATTGATGGGGCGTTAATAGATCACGATAAAGAAGAGGCCGTTTTCGAGATGACATCAAAGGGTGCCGTGGCTAATATTACCGTTCCGATGAGGGCGATGCGTAGGGATCAATGTGGATGTGATTATCGGAATGCAAGTACTTGTCAATATAGTGGGGCTGAATTGACATGCAGAAAAACAAAGGATGCCTGTGCCAGTAAGAGCAATGTGATTAATTTCGGGGCTTTTCCTGGTATTGGGACAAGAAAAGTGTTTTTTTGACACAAATACGTACTAAAAAATGGGTCAAAAAGATAATGGAATGGTGAGAGAATATAATTATAGTGAAAGTGATGATCTTTACGATCAAGATATTTTGACAAATCGGAAATGTCCAGATTGTGGAGAGAGCATCGTGTCTTGTCCAGATTGTACTGAATATTGTTCAAATAATTTGTGTGGATATCAAAAAAGATGAGAATCGACATTACAAAATATCTTGGAATACCATATCAGCATCGTGGATCTGATAATTCGGGTGTGGATTGTTATGGGCTCCCACGACTTTTTTATAAGACAGAGTTTGGAATTGAAATTCCGGATTACGAATATGATGAAAATTGGTGTACGCAAGGATTTGATTTTATACGAAAGTATTACAAAGAGAACTGGATAAAAACGGATAAACCGGAACGATATGGTGCAGTTGGGTTTCGGTTGCCAGGATATAAAGTCGAACATCACCTTGGAATAATATTGCATGATTTAGATATGTTTTTACACAGTCCGTTAAATCAAGCGGTTTGTGTAAGTAAATTATCTCAGCCGATATGGAAAAAATCGATTAGTTCGTTTTATCATATAAAGGGAACATGACCACAAAACTCACCATATACAAATCGTTACTCAGAGATGAGGTTCTTGTAGAAGATGTCACAAAAGAAACGAATCTCAGTAAAGCGATTTATGCCAGAAGGGAACTACGTGGTCTTTATGCCAGCGCATGGGTGAACGATATTCTTATCCCCCCTGATGACTGGCACTTATTCGAATTGAACCAATTTGACCAGATCCACTTGATAGGGCAACCGCAAAAGGGGTCGTTGCCAATTATCGGGGCTGTTATTGGTGCAGTCGTAATGACAGTCATTTTTCCTCCTGGTGCTGGAAGTTATTGGACGCTAGCTGCGGCTGCAATAAAAGGTGCTGCGATAGGGTATTCTATTGGTGCTCTTGCTGATAGTTTAATCTTTCCACCCACCATTCCGAATGTCAACACCGAAAGTCAAAACCCAAACTACGGTTGGGATGGAGCCCGATTAGTAACTCAACCAGATGGGCCGATAAGCGTTATTTATGGACAGCACAGGGTGTCCGGAACCCTGATAATGCAGTACGTGACTACCGATGGAGCCAAGAACTATCTTCACATGTTAATCAATTTAGGCGAGGGGCCGATATCAGGAATCATGAAGTCTGATGGTTCCGGAGTGTGTGCTGCAACGACCGATACTCCAGATGTTGAAATCAACGGACAAGCTTATTCCACTTACGAAAATTGCACATGGGATTATAGGTTGGGTGAATGGGATCAAACTATTATCGCCGGATTTCACGGTACAAAAACATACTATTCTGACGGAAGAAAAGTCGCAAACGGAACTCCGATAACGTACACAACAACTGGAATCGACATCACGACTTTTAACGCTCAGCTGCATTGTGCTACCCTGTTTACCCAAAACGATAATGGTGATATCGTTGAAAATGCTGTTCGGTTCCAACTGGAATATCAGGTAGTTGGCGCTGGAAGCTGGACTGATGGTGGAGCTTTTACCATTACGGGAAAATCAAAAACTATTATTTATAATTACCAATCAGTCACAGGATTAACGGCTGGTCAATATAATATCAGAATCACACGGCTTACACCAGACTTCACAAGCTTCAAACAGGGTGGTGACCTTTATATAACAGGAGTAACCGAACAAACCGATGAGGATATTGCTTACCGGAATTCAGCCTTATTAGCTTTGCACATACAAGCTACCGATCAATTATCAGGAACTACTCCAAATATTACAGCTGAAATCAGGGGCAAGGTAGTCTCTGTTCCAAAGTTAACGATTGCAGCTGCAACCCAAACGTATGATGATTGTTATTGGGATGGTACCTCAACCTATAAGAGAACATCGGACAACGCAACGTGTACCGATTCTGGTACGTATGTTAACCAATGGTCAAGGAACCCAATCTGGTGTACCAGAGACTTCCTTTTAAATTCCAGATACGGAACCGGTAATTATATTGATTCTGATTCGTTCGATACCACATCTGCAGCCACGGAAGCTAAATATTGTTGGGAACAGGTTACCGACTTCGAGGGTGGAAATGAACATAGATTCGAAATGGATATGCCCATTTCAACGGTTATGTCAGCACCCGAAGCCGTTAAAATGCTTGCCAGAACTTTCAGGGGATGGGTGATATGGAGTAATGGAACCTACAAGCCTGTTATTGATAGAGATAAGGATCCTGTTTGGCTTTTCAATTCAAGCAATCTATTTCCAAAAACTTTAAAGACAACCTATTTCAAGGCATCAGGAATACCGAATGTCGTTGAAATCCAATATGCCGATAAAGACCGAGATTATAATATAAATACACCCGAAGTTGTTGATGAAGATGAATGGACTTCCACAAAACCACTAAGAAAACTAACCATTAGTGCGATCGGTACCGTAAGAACATCTCAAAATCTTAGAGATGGAAAATATTATCTAAACTGTGGTCTTTATTGCACAAAAGCTGTTGAGTTTGAGGTTCCCGAACACCTCTTGCACGTTGAGCCTGGGGATATCGTTAGGATTCAAGATGATCTTTTGGCGTGGGGTGTCGGTGGTAGGATAGTATCGGCCACATCGAGTTCAATCACCACGAATATCGATGTTACGTATACGGCCAGCTATGAAGTTCGGGTTCGGCTTCCGGATAATTCCCTTGAAACCAAAACAGTCACCAGTATCACAAATAACAATAGAACACTAAATATTTCAGGCACTTTCACCGCAACACCCCTAACTGATTCTGTCTTTACTTATGGTGCGGCATCTGCAGACTCAAAGCCGTTTAAAGTAAAAACTATCACAAGAACATCCGAGGGCAATTACAAATTATTAGTATCTGAAGAAAGTGCCAATAAATACAGCGATACTTCAAACGTAAGCTTGCCTGAACCAAAATACACCTCTCTTCCAAATCCAACAGACCCTCCGGACAATATCGAGGATCTGGCATTGACTGAAATGGCGAATCAGCCAGGTTTTTATATTTCGTTTAATATTCCACAGGGAGATATAAATTTTCATCATGTTGATTTTCTTTTAAGTCTTGATGAATCAAATTACTGGGCTTACCGAACTGGTGTAACAACCAACAGCGATATCGAAGTCCCCAATACAAAACCAGGGGTAACTTATTATGTAAAGGCTATTTCCTATAATCACAAGGGAGTTGCCAATTTTAGTCCGGCAACCGATTCCATTACGACAATGGACACCAATTTTAAGCCCCCCCAAGTAAACGGACTTCGGCTCGATGGTGAAGCGACATTAAACTCGATCACGTTTACCAAGAAGGATGCCAAATTCACATGGGTTAAAACAAGTGTAACCTTGGGGGCCGGTCATCTTCCTGCCGGTCAAGAAGCATTGGGTGCTGCTCAATTTTTTGAAGAAGAAAGCTTTAGGTATTGGGTTGAAATTTGGGTTTCAGATGCTCTCGTTCGGAAAGAAATAATAAACGAAAACAGATACGTCTATACCTACGAAAAGAATCTTGCCGATAACGATGGCACACCATCGACTTCTTTAACAATAAAGGTTTGGGGGTTTAATGAACACGGTAATCTGAGAAGCGATTATTCAACCGATCTTGTAGTTTCAAATCCATCCCCAGCTGTGGTGACAAGCCTTACGGTTACAGGTACTTCAAGCACAACCGAATTCGTAGGCAAGGATGTTAATGTCAGCTGGACAGCACCTACCGATCCGGATATTTTAAATTACAAAGTCATTATCACGAAATCGGATGATACGGTATTACGGACAGAATATGTGACCGACCGTCAGTATACCTACGCATTTAATATGAACGCCGATGATAACAGCGATGTTGCCCTTAACGCTGTAAAAGTGCTTGTCTATTCTCAGGATTGGTTTAGCCAACTGAGTTCAGTAACCACGATATCGGTAACGAATCCGGTACCAGCCGATGTGTCTGATCTTACAGCAACAGCCTACCCAAGAGGTGTTAATTTTGAATGGTCACGGAACACCGAACCAGATCTTGATTATTACAAATATCGAATACAAGTCGAATCGGATGGTTGGAGTTCGTGGGTAAATACAAAGACCTATTATATTTTAAGGATTTTGACAGAAACTGAAATATCCGATCACACTTCTGCAGCCGCTATTTATATTGAAGTGAAGGCTGTCGATACGTTTGGAAACGAATCTGCATCGGCAGCATCGGCAAACGCCACCACCGTAACAATGGATATCGCAGCCACGGATATTGACGATTTTGCGATAACAGCTTCTAAAAACTTTACCAAAATACCAGTTCTCGAATCTGATTCTTGGACAAACGACTCCCCTGGTGCAGGATCTGTAGCATGGAACGAACATAGTCTATTCTATAATGGTGCTGAATATACCATAGCTGCCGGTAATACGGCCCTTAAATATATCTATTGGTTAAATGGTCTCAGCATCTACGATTCATCGAATACAAATCCAACCCTAACTGATGATGATTTTATTATCGCTGTGAACGAAAGCGGCACACACGATCTTGCTTGGAATGCAATAGCAAATCAAGTCATAGGATCGGCATATATCGAGAACGCATCAATAATCGATGCCCACATTGATAATGTTGCTGCAAATAAAATCGTTGCTGATCAATTATCAGCTATTTCGGCTAATCTCGGTTCAATCACATCTGGCTATATCGATAGTGTTGAAATTGTATCGAGTACATTTCAGACATCCACTTCCGGTAAAAGAATAGAAATTACGTCCGATGGCATCACGTTACATATTACTGATGCGACTGGTAAGTACGGTACCAACTTCAAGTACGGTGATGGAACAAAATATGGAGCTGGCATACTTGCTTATATTCAGCACAACACACAGGCAGTACCATTCTATGTTCAGGCCGAACAAACCGTAGCTGATTTTCATTATTTTAATAGATCAAGCAACCCATCTGGGGCAGCCGAGATTGGAGATACTGCTGTTGTTGATGGAATATTTAAAATCTGCACAGCTGATGGAACGCCAGGCACGTGGACTGATACCGTTAAAACCGGTTGGTATAATGTATTGGATTATGGTGCGAATAATGGAGGATCTGTAGAGTGTAGTGCTGAGATTCAAGCTGCTATAGACGCTGGCGGAGCAAACAGTGTAATATTTTTCCCGGCCGGAACGTATTTAATAGATACTGCGTTATCAATGACTAACGGTGCGGTTCGTTTAACAGGGGTAGGACGGTACCAATCAAAGATATTAAGTACCACCAATCAAACTATGATTTCGTGGGATTGCACCAGTGCAACCCTTTACTATATGGAAATTTCTGATATCGGTATTCAGAATAGCTGTTCAGGAACTAGGACAAGCGTCTTCGGCATTTCTTTAGCTGGATCAAACAGTATTGCACGGTCAACGATTCGCAACGTCGCATTTATAGGCACATATGTTGGTATTCATTCAACAAACACTAATCACGAATGGATAACAATAACAGAAAATATATTTGAGAATACCGGTGGAAACACCAATGAATATGGTATTTATTTTGATGGTGCTGGCGCTGCGGGACAAGCAAACATTATTAATAATATATTTCATACAGACACTACCGGCATATTTATGAGGGCCGGAAACGGGGAAGGTTTTGGAGATTTTACGATAGCGGGGAATAACTTTGATGGTGGAACATACAGTATCTTCCTCCAAAAAAACCATGCCGGTGTTACATATGCAGCCAATTTCAATATTACAGGAAATAAATTTGACAACGTAACCACCCCTGTTCATATCGATGGAGCCAGTGGTTTCCGGGTGCTGGGAAATTCTTATTTAGGAGGTACCACAACGGTAGTCCTTGCATCTACTATTACTGCTCCTTCAAATTACGTAATAGACTATGAGAATACCGCTGAGACAGGTGGTTTTGATATGGACGGATCGTTACAGGTAACTAAAGATCTTGCGACTAAGACGGGAGTTCAGGCCCATCTTGTTCTTCGAGAAAACACAGTTAAAACCAAAATGCTTGCACTTGGTTTTGATAGTGATGATGAGGGTTGGATTCAAGCGGTTGATTATGGAATTGGCGCGTTGCCTCTTATTCTTCAGCCAAACGGAGGTGGAGTACAGATAGGGAGTCCAACTGGTGGGGACAAGGGCAATGGCACCCTAAATGCAACCGCAGTATACGATGATAACGTTTTATTGGGTCCGGATCACGCCATTGAATCTTATGTGGATGGTAAGATAGATTATAACAAATGGGATAAATTAGCAAAAAATAAACATGAAAGAGAATTGCGTAACGAACTCAAGGGCAGTCGTAAAGATTATATACCTACCGAGAAAGAGGAAGCACAAATAACAGAGAAACTATTGAGTGTACAACACGAACCAGCACACAGGTTTGATTCAGAACTAAATTTCAATATAGATAATTATGGTGAGTTTTTTAAAACAAACAAACACCTTCCGGCACTTCCCCTTGTCGAAGATTTAATAAAAGATGATAATGGTTTATCGCTGAGTGATATTATTAAGCGATTATGGGAAACCTGTGAAGTTCAAGCTGTGCATATTGACAAGTTAAATCAACGATTAAAATACGTAGAAGGTGGATTAAACACAATGTTTCACAATGATAATAAGGATTAAAACATGAATCACAAAATCGGAGATATAAGCAAGTTCGCTTTCGCAAAAGGTAAACCAATTACCGATGTCCAAAAGGTTAATTTTAAATACATCGAAGAACACAATTTTGGTGTGTGCCCTAAATGCGGAGAGCAGCTTTCTAAACGACAAACATTTAAAATCGTAGAATTGGCTTCAATCAACAACGGAGAGCATTATGTCGGTTATAGCGACCAAGGACATACTCTCAGGATATTGAAAGAATATATTGATGAATTGAAAGAAAAGCAAAAGCAAACTAAGAAGCCGAAAGTGAAAACAACCAAGAAAAAGAAATAGAATGGCAAGAAAATTAACCATAGAATTTATTCGGAACGATATGAAGAAAAAGGGATTTACTCTTCTTTCGGATGAATACATCAACAGCAAAACCAAGTTAAAGATACAGTGTCCACATGGACATGAATATGAAACTATTTGGAATGTATGGCAAAGAGGGTTCGGATGTCCTGAGTGCAGTTGTAACAAGAGAAAAACCATTGATGAAGCAAGGGGATTATTTGGAAAAGAGAATCATGTGCTTTTATCAAAAGAATATAAAAACAATAAGCAAAAATTGAAATATGTTTGTCCTAACGGTAAAAAACATGAAATGACGTTAAACGATTGGATGGGTGGACATAGATGTTCGTGCTTTGTGAAGAATACTAAAAAGACATTTGCGGAAGTGAGGGCATCATTCGAAGCAGAAGGATACACATTACTTTCTAAACAATACAGAAATTGCAATCAGAAATTAAAATATATATGCCCGGAAAATCATGAGCATCAAGTTATTTTAGCT